CGCTTTTATCACCAAACTTAGTGCCTAAAATAGCACCTAACTGTCCATCAGTAAGTTTTTCATCTTTGCTTCCTTTATAAAAACCTAGCTTACTGCTTGTTTTCCCTGCATTTACAGGATTAAAGAAGATAACTAATTTACTATATTTACCTTTTTCAATTTGATGCCAAGCATAATTCAAAGCAATTAAAGTCTTGCCACTACCAGCTCGACCTTTAATCATCGTCATTTGATTATGCACTAGACTATCTAAAGCGCATTGTTGATAAAGGTCAAATGGCTTAAATTTACCAAACTGCATTGTAGTAAATCCTTTTTGATTCACACGAATCAAATAATCACCATTCCATCTGAAAGCATCAATAACCTCATCGGTAATATCATCTTTAAGAATCAAATATTGATTATGTAATAAATCCCATTGGTTATGATCTAAATTTTGATTTATGTAATTAATTTCTTCTTGAGTTACATAGGTTTCAACATATCCCTTATAGTCATCTTCATCTTCTTCAATCTCAACAACCTCAACCCCAACAGCTCTTGCTTTCATTTTCAAAAGCAAATCACCAGTCAACAAAGAAAACCCTTGTTGCTTACACAATGTTAAAATACGATTATCTATGTAATCATCATCATAATCACTAAACTCATTTTTAGGCTCTTCTAAAACAAACTCTAATTTATCAGCATTTTCTTCAATCTTTCTAACTGCTAATCTAGCTTTATATGAACGTTCATTATTTTCACTTTGTTTCAGTTTTTCTAATTCGCGAATTACAAATCCCGAAATTACATAATTTCCATTATCAAGAATATCAGGATTATTCATTAAAACACTTGTATCAACTAAAATTTTCCCCACACCCAAACCCACCTTTATTTAGATTTCCGAGTAGGGGAGAGTGCCTACTCGGATTTATAATTTTATATTTTATTTAACCAATTCTTTTAATTGTTTTGCAGGTTTGAATGTAGGTACTTTTCGAGCTTCAATCATAATTTCCTCTCCAGATTGTGGATTTCTTGCTTTACGAGCTGCGCGCTCCTTAATTTTAAATGTGCCGAACCCTGAAATTTTCACGTCTTGACCTTGAGATAGAGCAGAAGTAATTGTATCAAAAACACTATCTACAATAGCAGTCACATCTTTCTTAGATAAACCAGTAGCCTCCACAACAGATTTGATTAATTCCTTTTTGTTCATAATAAATTTCCTCCTTTTACTCCTTGAAAATTTTTTATATTGTTTAGGAATGTCGCAACCGATCATTCCTGTTAAAACTAAACTAATTGCCGACTATTCATAAACACCGAGAATTAGTTAGTCATATAAAACGGTTATTTTATTATAATCTATTTAAAAAATATAATTATTCATCTTCATTTTTATTAAAATATTTTTTATCTGTAGTTTCTACTACACCGTATCTATCTATGTAAATATATTTCTTCTTTTTAATATCAAACATATCCTCATCTAATTCTTCGTTTATTTGACGTTTCTCCTCCACATTTAACTATCTCCTTTCATTCTTGTTATTTTATTCCAAATATAAAAAATAGGGGAGAAACAGCCTTTTAATGTGGACATTGACTGTTTACCTTCCTTTGTAGGTTATTAACTAATTTTGTTAAAACCTCAAAAAGTATTGATATTACTATGTTTTTTGTGTTTTAATGGAACGCTGAGTTTTAGGTATATTATGAGACACCTTCTTTTTTAAACTTTTTATAAGTTTCTTCATCTATCGTTTTAAAAATTAACCCTTTATATTTTTTATTTTTATCAATTAATTGATTTAATTGATTAGCCGTAAAAGTTTTGGTTTCTGCTATTCCACTAGACACCAACCATTCCCTTGTTTCATGTTTATATTTAAACGCATTTAACATATTTCCATCACTGTCAAATACAGCATTATAATAAATGTACTTATCATTTAAATTAAATTTTCTTATCTTCACTCCCCATTTTTCTAAAAATAATTTAATTGTAGGCTGGTCAATACCTTTGACATTAATTATTTCTTTAATTTTATATATGGGCATTCCTTGATTAACATATAAATCTAAAATTGTATTTTTATATTTTTCTATCAATTTTTCTTTTCTTAACATTTTTTGTTCTTTTCTATGAGGGGATATATTGTATTTATTTGGTCTTTTTCTTTTTCTTCTTTTATTATTTTTTGTTTTGTTATTCTTTTTTGTAGTCATATGTTTTGTGCATCTTTTTTGACTATTGCTGTTCTTATTGAATATTTTACCACATATTATACAATATCCTTGATCCTTAGTTATTTCTTTATATGGTCTAAAAATATAACCCTCATTTTTATAATTTTTTGTATGAACTTTTTTGAAACTCTTCTTTATTTTTTCTGGACTATAGCCAGACCACATAGATGCTTCTGCTATAGAATTAAAAACCATTCCATTATCTATACATATTACAGGAATAGCATTTTTTCTAATTAAATATTTAATTGCTTCACCTCCTTCTATTTGATTATAAAAGTCATCGCTCTCAACAGCATTATAATTCTCTATCCACATTTTCTCTTTTTCATTTAATTCTTCTTCTGAATATGCTATATCAACAATATCCCTAATAAAATTTTCTCTTCCATACTTTTTAATTGCTTTTGTTAAGTAAGTTCCACTTCCTAGGTAAGATTTCCATCTTGAAGCACCATCAAAAACTTTTTTACCTATGTATCTTTTTCCGTTTATTAAATTAGTAGTTATGTATATAAAACCATACGGATTAACAAGATTCAAGAAACACTCCCTTCTTTCTTTTTTAGCATAAATCTAATTTTTCTTAATCTAGCTTTTTCTTTTTTGTTTTTCTCAAAACAAATCGGACATAATTTTTGTCTTTGTTTAAATTTAATTGTTCTTTCTCCACAATGGTCACACCGAATTGTATTTTTTAAATTATTTTCTAAATTATTAACTATAATATCTCCAAAAGATTTCCACAAAGTCTCTTTATGAGTTCTGTTATGCTCATACAAATACTTCACTAAAACATCAGTCACATAATATTCGTCATTATTGATTTTCAATAATTCATTTCTAATGTATTTATATATATATAAAGTTTCATGCGCCTCAAAGTCTTCTTTGTCATTCATTAGCCATTTTTTGTTTTTATCTAACTCCTTATATTTTTTTATAATTTGCTCATCCAGCTTAACGCTCTTATTCTTCATCAACATTCTATAATCAAACTTACCTGCGATCTTAGTGAAAGCAATCCTCTTATTCGGTATAATTTCATGCAATCTGTTCACTGTACTATTATTAATCGACTCAACATTTTTTACATCTTTATCCTTAGCATAAATAAAGAAATATGGTACTTTACTTTTAGCATACATCTTCAATTTCTTTTCTGCATGTTCAGGTGGTTCAGGCATAAATAAAGTTTTCGCATAATCAATCACAAAATTGTTGTACATTGTTAGCCACTTAATTGCATCTAAATCCACCTTTTCACTATTCCAAATCTTAGTGATGTCATTGCTAATTACACCGATATTCGCTTTATAAGCTAAGATTAAACTTTTATAAATATTCTCTGAATTAATTTCTTCTGCACCTGCTTTAGCCATCTCATAATAAAGGGGAACGATACCTTGCATATTTCTTTCTGCAACTTTTACCAATGTCTCATCTTGAATCACAAGAGCTTTATCACCATCGTTATCAAATTGAAGCATTTTGCTGATTGGATCATGAATACTTGTATAAATACCTTCTGTAATAAACCATTTTTTCTTTTCATCATCAATTACATTGTTTCTAATAGCATGTTCACGATAAAGGTGAGGGGAGCGCAACACATCAACTTTACCTTCTTCAAACAATTTACAATAAACTTCTCCATTAGCAAGCAAGCCTTTTGGATTTTCTTTTTCTAAAAACAACTTCTCACAGAATGCATATAGGTCTGGGCAAAGGAAGGTGTATTTGCCATTCACATTTAGCTTTCCAGCTCTAGCCTCCTTAACTAACTTTCTCTTTTTATCTTTAATAACTTGTCTTGAATGTGGATCATTCAGCAATTCAGGGTAAATTAGTAAAGCTTGTTGAAACCAATTTTTCTTTTTATTTTCTTTTGTTGCCCCCAACACTCTCAACATCGTTTCTTTGTCACTGCCGACATTCAAAATATCTTGAATTGTACTTTCCGCAATCTTTTTTAACTCTTCATCAGAAATGTCAGTTAAAGTCTGCAACATTTGATAATTTAATTTTGCTTCACCAGATGTATCCTCTTCATTTAATTTTGCTGCTTGGCAATTGTATTTAATAAATTTATCCTTGTATTCTTGCCAGCTATCATAATACTTCCACATTTTAAACTGTGATTTAGTGAAAATGATATGTATATCATCTTTAATAATATCCCATTCTTTACCGTAAATATCTTTCACAACAAACGAACCATGCTCTTTCGCAAACTTATCGAAAGGGAAGGGTACTAATAAACCCTTAATCCACGGCAATCTGACCATAAAGGACTTTTTACTTTTCTTAGGTAAAATCATCCCACAACCATCGGTGTGTGTAATAGGAATATCCATTTCTTTTCTTGTGATTTCATATGTATCTCGGTCAATATAGTCAACTTCACTATGTACTAAAGTTTCTAAATCATCTACAACAATTGCTTTATTTATATCGAAACCTTTCCATACTTCTGTAGCACTAT